CCCATAGGAGCGTAGCAGTTTAGAGGAAACCTAATCTTGGACAGTTGTCCGAGTCTAGGGATCATAACTTCTGTAGCACGACAGCACCCGAAGTACTTGTACTTCCTCCCAAAGAGGATCTGTACAAGTTCATCGGAGATACGATCTGACGCCTCTTTCATGTCTATCGTGGCATAACGCCCAGACAGACTAGATTTGAGAGCGATTCGACCGTTCGACTGCTGATTGTCAAACTGGATGCGGCCTCGCGGCCACGGCCCGTAAGACGATCGTTGAAGCGTTATACAACGCTCCAGCTCGCGACGCAACCCTTGCTGAATCCAGATGGACTCGGCAGGATGGACACAGATTAAGCGAGGCCCACGGCTGTCCTTAGGGACAGCTATGAGCTTTGCCGTTATCTTGTCCAGATGTTCAGCATAGTCCCACTGCGATAGGTGATCGATGTTATAATACAACGAGAACCAATCGCTAAACGGAAATATAGACTCAATTGTAGAGTATATATGTTTCCACTTCTCCTTAGAAGTGGTTACCGCTCCGGGTCCATGTGATGGCCGTAAGGCCTTCTCACGGAACCGGGATAAGACTGACTGACAATGTCGACGAGCGCTGTCAAGCAAGAATGGAGACATTCCCGCAAGGGAAGCTCCGAATTTGCCCACAGCAGTATTAGTATGGATAAAGCCAGTAAAGGCTTTTTCCGTTGTCGAGCTGTCATGTGTAACCGAGGCTTTATAGCAGAACAGAAGAAGTTGTCGAAGATATCGCATTTGTCTCGGGTCCATTACGGACGCGAGTGCGAGTCTCCTCAACGCTTTTGGAAAACTATCTACATCCAGCTTAACGCCGGTTTCGATAGAAGCCAAGAGCAACTTCTCTAGCTTAGGCGCCTCGTTAAGGGCCCATTGTAGGCCTTCATAAGATCCTCGTATTTCAGAGAATCCAGATGAAGACGCCACGTCTGCTAGCAGGCTAACGTATGTGTGTTCTATAGCATGCATACTAGGAGTACCATATGAGCCAGTCTGTAATTTAAACAACAGGTAGCCTCTACTTAGAGGTTACTTTTCGTTGTTCAACACGTTCACGACAAAGTTCGCGTCCGCGACCACAGCTTTAAACGTAGCGACAACATTGTCGACTTGCGCTTGAGTTGCAGTACGAGGAACAGCGATAACGAAGTAGGCGGATGTAACAATCTCCGCCAAGTTCGCATCAATGTCGGTTCGGTCAACACGCCCAGTATAGCGTTTACCGGCCACTTTAGTGGCCGAATCAACGTAGTCCTGTGACTTGATGACCAAGTTATCCGGAGTATTAATACCCCGGGTAGTAGATTGACGCTGTGATTCTTCTTTAAGATCATACGTCTTCTTGAACACGATCGTGTTGAATGTCAGATCGGCATTCATTATATGGTAGTTATTTATTTCTAACGTTTAGTTGAAGTCAGACCGACACATTATTGCTTATCGAGCTCGTGAATCGTATAGATCTTCTTGCTGTTAGCGCCTTTCAGCGCAATAACTTTGAAGAATCTTTGGCACTTTCGTGCCAGCGAGACATCGGCTCGAGTCAGCTGTGTTGGACCAACGTTGTTTAGCTCACTTACTGTACCCTGAGGTGCGAATTCAACGACACTTTGAGGCGCAAGCCTCATAATGTCACGAAACCGCTCCAAAGGAGACTTTAGGTAATAGTCCTGTTCGTTGGTCAATTGGGTAAAAACCTCATTGATCATCTCGATATCGGACGTAGACAGATCTTGCCTGCAAAACGCCGCCATGAAGGCGACGACTTCCAGTGGGATCCCGTTGGTATTCGACTGTTTGGATTGTGTCATATGACCTTTTCTAACTGTCTATCTGACTGTTGCGGCATTAGCTAAAAGCTAAAGCCTTCTAGATTCGCGTGCTTATGCTAGTTTTTGCTAGCTGTTGCAAGATCAGAGCGGCAGAGATGCCGGCCTGACTCTTTCCGAATCTAGGTTTCCATGCAGGGAGAGATCCCTCTGCGGAAACTAAAGACCTCTCGTAGTGCTGATACTCAGCTGTTCCAACGTTAACATCAAAGAGAGTACTCCCAGAACACGGACTTGCAGTCCGCCAGAACTTGGAACTCTCTAGATGGTAGCTAAAGGACCGCGTACACGAAACAACCTTGTAGGGTGAAAACCCTACTACTTTGTCTAATGAACGCAGCACTCCGCGCAAATCAACAAACCAGTCAACCACGAAAGAAAATGGAATTTTCTCCCAGGCCAAACTAGCAGGTGACGTCGCGAACCGTGACATAAACGCATCGGCCATCTTAAAGAAGTCCGACGTATAGGTGTCATTAGGCTTCACTACAAGAACGTAACGTACCACTGGGGTATTTTTGCAAATACCCTGTGAGTATCTTCGGTCGACTTCGGTTGCTCCATAGTAACCTTTGACGTCCTCAGGTACAAAGGCGACAATCGGAACTCCAAAACTGGAGAACCGACTGCTCTGCCCTTTAACGTGACGCTTTACATCTTCGCGCATGCGAGGCAAATAGCGGTTAATAGCCATCATGTCTTGTAAGATTGGCGAGACGCCAAACTTCCAAGCCAAGAATGAGCCACTAGCCGTCTTTATGACCTTACGTACACTTCGCCAATTGCGAGCCATTTCTGGCAAGCCAAAGGCTAATGAACGTATTGAGGGCCATATCTGATTTGCTTCAATGAGGTTGAGCAGGACATCAGCCTTAAGCTGATTGGCCTTTTCAAACACGTCTTCCTTAAGACGAATCTCATCACTAGATGTAAGAGGAGACATTGACCATCCATAGGGCATGTCGTAATTCGTAAGCGACCATCCAAGGTAGCTTCCGAATAAGGCGTTGCTGTTGTACGGCGAAATCGCCGCCCAATTAGCATCACCAGACGCCACGCCTACTTTAGGGGATGTTACAACGTAAGTGGTATAATAACCACTATCGTTTAACGAGAATGTCATCTTCCTGTGAAGACAATCATGGGGCTGCCCCTTGCCTAATCCATCGCTGATACGCTCGTATTGTCCTTGCGTAACAACATTGAATGAGAATGGACCCACATTAAAGGGCCCACTCGTGGTTCCGTCGCAATTCGTGTGATTCGAAATTCGATCACCCGTAGTAACGGAACTGACTTTGGTTGCAATGTTTCTTTCACGTATTCTCATCTGAGATAAAAGATCCTACG